AAGCGGGCAGCACTCCTTTTTGGTATTGGAGACGGACACCTTGGAGACCACGGCCGCATTTACGGATCAGAAACAGCCGGAAGTAGAAATCAAGGATCTTGCTGCCATCCTACAAAAAGATGAACTGTTTCAGGAGTACCAGGAGAACGGAAGAAAGAAAACGCAGTCAGCTTTCCTACTCCCGGATCTGTATGTGGGATATACCACAGACTTTAACAGGGCAACGGCTCAGACGGCAATGGAGGTTACTGAAAAACAGGTATTCCAGCCAGAAAGGACGTCCCTTGCCTGGGCAGTCAATCAAAAACTGCTGAATGGTTATCGCTTCAAACATGTGGAGGCACAATTCGATGAGCCAGACATCACCAATCCGGATGATATTCAGAAGATGCTGAACATTACGGAACGGGCCGGCGGCCTGACACCCAATACCGCCAAAGCTCTGACTTATGAAGTTCTGGGGAAAGACGGCTGCGAGGACTACGAAGGGGAATGGGGAGACATTCCGCTTGCTTATACAAAAACGCTCTCACAAAGCCAACAGGCGGGTTTAGCGGCTGAACCGTTGGGAAGCCTGTCGGCGCAGACTAACGAGCCTACAGGTCAAAAGAGAGAGTCTCAGAGGCAAAAAAGAGTGGTTACGGATGAAGAGATCGAGCAGCTTGACGGGCAAATCCGGAAAGCAGCTGTTTTTGATGCGGATATTATTCCTATTATGCTGGAAATCCGGAAGGCGTTGAAAGGATATCGAGAGAAAGAGGGTGAGTGATATGCCGAGGCAGTTAAAATATAACCAGGCGATTGCAAAAGCTCTCATATCAAATGCCGATGGAATCATAGAGGCCATAGACAAGTATCTTGCAAAAGCTGATGATGAATTGTCGGATGTGTTGGCTGATGAAGGGTATGCTGATGCAGAAGATTCAGTCGAGGTAATCAATGCCATGCAGGAAGAGATAGCGGAAACGCTTCAGAACCAGACAGATGATCTTGTGGAAGCACTGGCGGCGGAACAGGATTCCGGATGGGCTGCGGCGCAGAAAAAAGTATCTGAAATGCTTGACGGAGATGATATTGCGGAGCAGGTTCAGGAAGCCGCTGCAGATATGTTCCAAACAGAGGTTCCTAAGCTGGCAACGGTTTATATGCAGGAAACAGACGGAGACCTGGTTGTTGATGTCATCCGGCAGAGAACAAAAAGCTGGATTGCCTCATGGAGCCAGCGGCTGGGACAGCTGATGAAAATAAATACCCATCAACAGATAACGGATATTATCCAGAGAACTATAGATCAGGGAGAAAGCATTGAGACACTTACGCGGAAAATAATGGATGGAGGCTGGCGGAATGAACATTACCAGGCACGGCGGGTAGCTGTTACCGAAGTGCTGCGGGCACATTCGGTTGCCAGAGAAGAGGCGATTCAGCAAAGCCCATCTACGGATCGAAAGGAATGGCGGCATACCGGGGCACATAAAAATAAGCCTCGCCCAAATCATGTAGATATGGACGGCCAGATTGTTCCAAAGGATAAACCGTTTGAATTACAGGGGAGAGATGGTGTTGTCTATCATCCCATGTATCCCAGAGATCCAATCCTCCCTGCCAGCGAAACTGTGAATTGCCATTGTATCCACAGGGGAGTTGCGGCAGATGATGCTCTCGGAATGAGCCTGGAGGAGCGGCGACAGCTTCAGCAAAAATATATTGAGGAGGATGATGGCGCATGGAAAAAGGAATTGAATGAACAGAATAAGGCAAAGGCCGGGATTACGCCATATTCCGCGCTGGAGAGTTTCAAGGGAAAAACGAGGGAGAAACAGATCAAATATCTCGGAAAGGCAAAAATAGCTCTTTATGATGCCGGACTGATTGACAGTGATGAAATGCTGTCTAAAGTTAAGAAGACATCCTTGCAGAAATTGCGGGAAGATGGTATATTTACTGTAAGTATTTCGGCAGCAAAGCATTCCACAGTGGGGGATTTCTCTAATCTCAAAAACCCGAAAAGACCGGCTGGTGGTCGGAATGGCGGTAACATGACAGGTGGAGGGCACTCACAGGCAAATCTCAATGAGCTTTCAAATCGGGGGATTGCATACAGTGTTGAAAAGACATATGATAATGGTGTCCGCATAGGCGGGGTGGCAAACCATAAGGAACCTGAGAAACGACTGGATCAGTCAGGGCAGTCATGGTTCCCTGAAAGCTGGGATTCCGAAAAGATAACTGTGGCAGGAACGTATACTGCAAATCGGCCAGCAAAGACAAAGAAGCTTTATGATGAAGCTGGAGAAGTCATAGGGTATAATTTTTACCAGGAATACGACGGGGTGACGGTAGGAGTCTTCACTGATGGTGAGTGCAACATCAGTACAGTATTTCCTGACGGGCTGCAGCGGGATATTGAAGGAGATGGATGGGATGGATACGAATAGAATTGAAGCTCTTGTAGAATCACTCCGGACAGGTGATGGCTGGATGCTATATGAAATCGATAGTGACAAGTACTTTGTAAATCCCCTTATGGAAGCGTTCGGGGATGATGTGGATGAAATCCTTGCTTATTTGAATGAAATGGATGCGGATGATCTGGATGAGATTGAGGGAATTTTTGAGGAAATCTACGGAAAGTTCATGACGGATGAAGTGTATGAGGCCCTTGGAAAGCTGGAAGAGAAGATTGACAGGGAGTCCACAAGAATGAAGGAGTTCAGAAAAAGGGAGAGCGAGAGAATGGTCGAGGCATTGACCGAATGAACGGCCGGGGATTGAAATAGTGTAAGGGACAGAGAGAGGCATCTGAAAGGGTGTCTTTTTTGTTGCGCTTATTTAAGAAGGGAGGGAACGCCAGAGTCTTGAATATTGAATCAATGATAACCGAGTGGAAGGAGGTATGAGATTATGCCGCAGATTGCGAAAGCATACGCAATTACAGACGCAAAGATCAGCTTTGTGTCTCTGGTAAATAAGGCTGCGAATAAAAAGCAGTTCCTGATTACCAAATCTGAGAATGGAGCTGCAAATTTCGCTACATTCGGACGGATCCTGAAGGCTGATGCAGACAGCCACTTTGTAACCGGAATTGTGTATGAGCCTATGGTGGAAGATACCCAGGGCAATTACATGACCGAGGAAGAAATTACAAAAGCTGCCTATTGGTTTGCCAAGAACGGAAACCAGGTGGATCTGCAGCATTGTTTTGAAAAATGCGATGGCGCCGCAGTGGTGGAATCCTATGTTTCGAAATGTGACATGGAGATTGAAGGCGAGGTCATCAAAAAGGGAACATGGATCATGACTATGGAGATCAGTGATACCGATGTGTGGGAAGCTATACAGAAAGGGGATATCACAGGATTTTCCATGGGAGGAATGGGCGTGTATTCCGAAGAAGATGTAGAGCTTCCCGTTGAAAAAAGGGATGAACCCAAAGGATTGCTCCGGCGCCTGGCTAAAGCAATGGGATTTGATGTGGTGGAGAAGGGGGCTGTAAAAGCGAATTTCCAGCGTAGGGTAAAAGAGGATAATTTTTATTCTGCATGGTATGCGCTCAGAAGCACGCTGGAAGGGAATTTTTATAATCCGGACACAGGCATGTGGGAATGGGGTTATAACTCCGATGAAAGCACCATCCGGGAGGCACTGGAGGATTTCAATGATATCGTTACGCAGCTTCTTACTTCGGATGGAAGTATCGTGAAGTCATTGGAAAAGGCCGCAAAGGCGGCTCCGTCCCCCATCCATAAAGAGGGTAAGAGTCTCAGTGCAAAGAATCTAAGTGCCATCAAAGGCATTTATGATACGCTCGGTTCATTTCTGGCAGATTTCCAGGAGGAACCGGCGGAAACAAATAATGTTCAGAAGGAGGATGTTGACATGACAAGTGAAGAAGTAAAGGTAGTGGTGGCCGAAGAAGTGAAAAAGGCCATGGATCCCGTTGTGGAGCAGCTGAAAGCAATTGCCACGGTAACTAAGGGGGAGGGGGAGGGCGGAAGCGAACCTCCGGCATCTGGAAGCGTGGCACCCGCCGGAGATATGTCGGCTGATGCAGTAGCAAAGATGGTAGGGGAAGAGATCAAGAAGGCCATGGAGCCTGTGATGAAAGCGCTGGAGCCTGTGATGAAAAGCAGGGCGATCCCCGGCAATCTCAATGACGCAGCGGGAGCCGTTGAAAAGCAGGAGCAGCACTACCTGCACGGCATTGTCTAAGAAAAGGAGGAGAGAACATTATGCCAACTAATGCACAGATCATCAAAAATACAATAACAACTGATTCGGTCTCACACGGCCTGCTTACCCCGTATCAGGCTAAGAAGTTTTTAGTGCAGACCTTTGAGGCCACGCCTTTCCAGCAGGCTATCCGGCATGTGACACGGACGGAAAAATCAGGCGAGATTGACAAGATCGGTATCGGTCACAGACTGCTCCGCCCGAAGGTAGAGAATACATTTGACGGCGTAACCGCAAGCCCCACATTCGGGGTAGTCAAATATGCCTGCGAAGCGACAAGGCTTGACTGGGATATCACCAATGAAACGCTCCGGCAGAATATCGAGGGCGAAAATATGGATGATGTCGTAACCAATCTCATGACGAAGCAGGTCGGTGTCGATTCGGAAGATCTTCTGCTCAATGGAGAGGAAAACGCAACTGCGGCAGAAGCCTTTTCCGCCAGTACGGCTTACAAGGCGGGTGACTGCGTAACAGAGGCCGGTGGCTTATACCGCTTTCGGGTAAACCATGCTGCGGGAGCATGGAATGCGGCAGAGGCTGAACGGATCGGAGATGCTGCAGACAAGGTATTTCTTGGCCAGAATGACGGTGTTATCAAGATTCTTGGCGGCAGCCACATCATTGATGCCTCTGGGGCAAAAGAAATGGAACTTGAAATGTTCTATAGGGCAGTAGCCTCTATGCCAACCAGATTCAATGACGGAACGCTTCGCTGGATGATGAGTCCGACCAGGGCGCAGCAGTGGGAGCTGTTCTTGCTCAATAAGGTTATCAATGCCGGAGGTGCCGTCCCTGAGAGCTTATATAAAAGCCCCGTGGGAATTCCTTCTATGGGCGTTCCTATGATGCCGGATGATACCGTTATCCTTTCCAATCCGAAGAATTTTGTCCAGGTTAACACCTACACGATGAAGATTCGGAAAGATGAAACTTCTGTAGAGGCAATCCGGAAGGATAAGAAATTTTATGTGATCCACTTTGACTTCGATGCGATCATTGAGGAGATCGAGGCCACGGCAATGATCACAAACCTTCCGGCGCTTCTTACGGATCTTTCATAACGGAGGTGGCGCTATGAGAAAAGTATGTTTGAAGACAGGGCTTTCCTATGTCGCCAAAGGCATTTCATGCAGGAAAGGAAAAGTTATGGATGTCGAGGATGATGTTGCTGAAAAGCTTATGAAAACCGGCCGATTTGAGGCTGTAGATACGGTTCCCATAGATCCTGAACCTGTGGCTCCGGATGGTAAATCTGCCAATATAACTTCGATGAAGAAAGATGAGCTGATTGCATTTGCAGAGGCTCAGGGTATCGATGTTTCGGACTGCAAGAACAATGAAGAGCGGATCCAGCGGATTCAGAGTGGAATGGACATAAATGCTTTTGCGCGGCTGGCTTCCGAAGAATAGGGGGGGAGCATGAAAAGACCTTGGATAGAACCCAAACAGATTCGGGATTACACGTCATCTCCAAAGGTCGAGGCCAGAACTGACACCCAGCTCGCTTATGATATAGCCAGGGCAGAAAAATATGTAATCTTCCATACGCACAACA